CTCGCGGATGTCGCCCGGCGCGCCGTTCGTCGGATGCGCGCCGCGAAACGTGCTCTTTAGACTCGCGTGATCGACGAAACACAGGTCGGAAACACCCACCTTCAGGCCGGCCTGCTGCACGCGCAGGCAGTAATCGACATCCTCTCCGCCGTAGACCCCGGGACCGCAGAATCGCTCATCGAGCAGACCCACAATATCGAGCGTGCGCCGCGGTATGTAGACGCACACGAAGGCGCAAAGCTGGACCTCGCGGCATAGTTGGGCGGCATCGAATCGCCGTCGCCATTGCTCTGGATAGCCGGTGACGTTCGTCGTTGCGTCGACGGTGCCGTAGCCGTCTGACGGTCGAAGATCCTCGAAATGTGATCCTGACTCTAGTAGCGCATCGTCGTTCAGCAGCACCACGTCATCCGTTCCGGCCGCAGCGATTCCGATGTTGCAGTTGCGGGCGAAGCAGAACGGCGAGACGCCTTCGTAAACTTCGAGATGCTGGTCGCCAGTCGCCGGGATTGCGCGGCACTGAACGCCGGGCGGCGCGGGCTTCCCGTGATCCCAGACGACTATCACGCGGGCAGTCTCACCGGCCGCTCGCAGCGCGCCAACGCACGCCAGCAGGTTGTCGATGTTTTTTGACGGAATTATCACTGAGTAAGCCGTTCGGTTCGTCATCGCGCCTCCATGTGGAATACCGCGATGCTCGGGTCCCAGTGATACGGCTCCGTTTGCTGCCAACAGGAGCGAGGCAGGAAGCGCCTCAGTAACATCGCGCGCATACGCCAACTTGTGAAGTGCTGTTTGTGATGCGGGTTGTCCTGTTCCACCCGCACCGGAACGGATACGATCAGGTGCCGTGCCGGAACCGTGTCGATGAAGTGCTGCGGGTCGTCCAGGTGCTCGAGGACCTCGAAGGCCACGCAGGCGTCGAATGGATACTTGCTCGGAATCGTAGACAGATACATCGGGCCGGGATGGAATTCCTCGGCTAGAGCCAATGCGAATTCCGACGTATCCACCGCCGTGACGCTGTTTCCCGCCGCCGCCAGCATCTCGGAGCCATAGCCGACGCCGCAGCCGAAGTCGAGCACGCGCATGCCAGTGCAGACGCGGCAGGCCCACGTGTAGCGCTCGATGTGCGCGCGGCGCTCCCAGCAGTCCGGGCAGCGGTCCACGTCGAGCGCGCCGCCGTCGGAGAGCATCCAGGGCGCGGTCTCCAGGATCGGCGGTAAGTTGGAGTCGAGAATCATTTGACTCTCCAAATCCGCCATTTATCGCACTTTGTCCCATGGCCAACTGTGTGTATCACACTAATTCCTTTAATGAGAATTTCGATTCCTGCATTCTTTGCGGCTTTTCTTAGCCCACCGGAGGAATTGTGCTCATACACAAAGGAATCTCCTACCTCCATCCGATCCCACGGCAACTGACTCAGCGTCCCTGACTGACTTTTTTTATCGGGGAGGGGCACATTCTTTTCGACGATGTAACTCATTTCCACTCCATCAGGCATTTCGGATATTTGAGAAAGCTGTGCCCCGGCACGATGCCGTTGTATTGCACGTGCCAGCCCTGGCGCCCCAGCGCTTGATCGAGCCACTTTCGTTCTTCGAATACCTTGCGCTCGCCGTGCGCCTGTGAGCGAATCGGGTAGTGCTTCGACAGAAACTTCACCGGGCAGATGCGTCGGCCGCGAAACTGCACCTGGTGGCCGCCGCTGGCCGCGAGGCTCACGGGCCCGACGTTGCGCCATGCTTTCACCTGGCCGATGCGCTGGTTGAGCGGGTCGTCGCTGTAATAGCGGAAGTACTGCTCGGGGTCTTGTGAGCCGTCGAAGCCATTGTCGACCGGGTGGAACGTGAGCACCTGAAAATCGACGGCGTTGAAGCTTGAGTCTTGGACGTTCTGGAATGCTTGAGCCAAGACATCATCAGGGTAACGGCTGTAGCGCAGTTCGTCGGCATCGCAATGCATAATCCAGTCGGCGTCAGCCCCGGCTGCGATCTTTTCCACCTGGCGCAAGAGTTCGTGCCACGACACCGGCGGCGCTGGATGGCGGAGGATCTCTGCGCCGGCCGTGTGCGCCACCATCACGGTTTCATCCGTGCTCTCACAGTCGATCACCAGCACGTCGCAGCCCTGCCGCTTGAGGTGGCGCACGGTCCAGCCGATTATGTCCGCCTCCTGAAACGTGCAGACGATGGCCAGGATTTTCATAACCGCATCCTCTCCGCGCAATAGCTGTCGAACTTCGGCGCACGTTTCCAGCCCGGCGCGATCATGTGCTTAGCTAAGTACGCCTCGCTTGTGTTACCGCCGTGAATGCCGCAGATTATTCGCGACTCGGCTCCCGCTATTGCCGATTCGGCCGCGCACAGCGGCCTGTGGTGCAACCACCAATCCTGGTCGGGGTACTTGCAGTCCTCGCGGTATGGGTGCGCTTCCCAGACGCGCCGCCAATAGCATCGGGAAGCATCTACGATATATTGCGGGTGCGGGTGCGCGTAGATCCACGCTTCGCCATGTTGCTCATGTTGACGCTGTTGCTCGTCTACACAGATCGGGCACGAAGCCTCGCGCTCGTCGTAAGAGCATTCATGTGCTACTGTCCGCGTGTCCCAGAACAGGAGCTCACGGTAGCCGACGGCCTCTACGCCGCTCGATTGCAGGAACGCCACCTGCTCTTCAATGCGCCGATGGTGACTCCAATCATCGCTGTCGAAGTGCGCGATGATATCGGCCGACTGCGCCAGCGTGTTCGCGTAATTGCGGAGTGCGCCGAAGGTGAGGCCCGTGCCATTCATCATCGAGTAGACTTCGTTCGGACGGTAATAGCCGCCGAGCTTCGGCTCGCCGGTGTCCAGAATCAGCAGCGATTTGTTGGCGTAGGTCTGCGCTCGGAAGCTCGCGACCGCCCGGCGCACCATCTCGGCTCGCCCGTTGACCAGCATGACGGCGCAGACAAGCGGCTCGCTCATGGCCGCACCCCGGCGCGATGCGACAGAACGGCTGGATTCGGGAACCGCTCTCCGCAGGTCCGGCACTGGTACGTGCGACCGCCGGCAAAGTAGATCGCGCTGTGCAGCATCTTGCACCATCGGCGCTTCAGTCGGCGGATCATTCGTCATTCCGATCTTCGTCTTCGTCATTATCGTTTGGCTCGAATGGATCGTCGCCAGCTTCGTCGCGTTCTTCGCCCGGCGGCAATGCAGCGGATTCCGGCAGAGAGACGAGCTTCAGGACGGCGCGCTCATCGGCGTCAATCGCTTTCAGCGCGGCGGCTTCAGTGCACGGGATGATGCGATAGATTGATCCGGCCCCGACGAGTACACTGCAACCGGGCCGAGCAATGCGGCGCACGGTTGCTCCCGCCCGAGTCCAGACGGTGCTAACGTAGGCCGGTTCGGTCAAGACATACTCTCGCTCGGGGAGTTCCGGCGTGTCTACGCGGAACATGACCGCCTGTCCGTATGCCTCAGTTTTCACGAATCCAATGTGCGTCTGATGGCCCATTACTTCGACGCGCGCCCAGCCGGTAAAAGATGCTTGGTTCTCTTCGCTCATTTGCGCTCCAGTTCTTTCTTGTCGCTCGGGTGGAGCGCTGCGCGAAGCGAATCTATCACCCAGTCTTTCAGCTTCATTCCTTCGCGCGCTGCGCTCGTCTTGATCGCCGCGTGGAGTTTCGGGTCTGCTATTGGCACTGTGAGAAAATACATAACGCTTTGGATTGTACGGCTATAAATTATCAAAGTCAAGAGTGTTTCACGTGGAACTCAGATCGGTGAGATTTGCAGTCCACCTGGTACTATCGGGCCGCCCTGATGCTGCGGTACCACTCGACAGAACGCCATGACTTCAGCTTCCGCACGATCCGGCGATTGCACGCCGCGTTTCCGCGCATCCTCTTTCGGCTCTACCTGGATCTGACCGTGGGAGAGTTCGCGATATTCTACGCCTGATAATTGCGCCTTCGTGTCTTCGTCGATGGCGTCCGATAAGTGACTGATATAATTCTCTTTATAGCAATCGCGCAATCTGAAATACGACTCCGCTTTGGCGTTCAGAAATTGCTCTTTGTCCATCGGGCTCGACCCTGCCTTGAAGCCGAACACCGGGAATCCGCAGTCGGCAATATGCAGCGCCATGCCGTGGCCGACGCCCACCGTGTCCACTACCACGAGCCCAACCGGCAGCCGGAAGCGCTCCGATAGTCCGCGCAGCCAGCGGACGACAGAACCACGCGGATCGGCCTCGCTCCAGGAGTCTCGCGCCAGTATCGTGCCATTTACGCGGGCGCAGGCCGCCGTTTCGTCATCGCCGCCGGCCGCTACGTCCAGGCCCACCTGAATGTAACATCCCTTAGACGCGCGATGTTCGTCCGCATTGGGCTCTCGGTCGGCGCGCTCGATCCAGGCCAGGGAGAATACCGCCCACTGGCCTTGCTGGGGGAACTCGCCGAGCACGCGACTTTGGAACCGCGGATTCTGCGGCCCCCACTTGTGATACATCTCGCGTACCCACCGTCGCCGGGTGAGCCACGGAAACGGCGCATAGTCGAGCTGATCCTCGGGGAGTGCCATCAACGATTCGAGCGTCAGACCGGCCAGGTTCGGCGTGTCGAATGCGGAGATCGTAATGCAGCAATGGCCAGGCGTGCCGCGAAGTTTGGTGAAGCTCTCGTACACCGGGCCCGCGGGCACGGTCGGATTGCAGAGAGTCACGAGGCGCACGTCGCCAGCAGAGCGGATGCCTTCGATAGCGTCCCAGATGTCCGACGATATGCCGATGGCTTCATCCGCGAAGATGGTGACGCGTCGCCCGTGGAAGCCTTGCGCATTGACGCCCTTGCTGCTCGAGAATCCTTGCGCGTAGCACTTCGGCGAAATCTCCCAGCGCGTCGTAGTCGGCTCCGGATAGCGAATCTTGCTGTCGCTGATCGCCGCCGTGATTTCGCCCCACACGGTTTTCACTTGGCGCAAGGTGGGCGCCATGATGAGGACGATGGATTCGTCTTGGCCGGTGAGCTCGTAGGGCACCATGCCGGAGACGGCGAAGGTCTTGCCGCTACCGTGGCAGCCCTTGACGGCGACTGATGGGTGTGTCGTGATGGCGCGGCAGAGTTCCTGCTGCTTAGCCCAGAGTTTGCGGCCGAGGAACTTCTCCTGGAACCTAACCGGATCGGTCATCGGACTGCATGAAGGCGCGGACAGCCTCCATGTCCATCTTGCGATCCTCGCCGTCCTTCGCCACGAAGCGGTGCGCGCTCGTCTCCTGGAACCCGGCGCGGCACTTCAGCCAGAAACAAATCGCCCAGGCTTGCCCCGCGTCGATGGCTACCACGAGGTTGCTGATTGCCTTCGCGCTCACGATATCAGCGGAGGTATCGAGCTCTTCGCGGAAGGCTTTGCGGAAGGTCTTCTCGGACTTCGGGCGATTCGGCAGGCACCGATGAATGCAGTTCGCTGCGATGCCGGCGGCGGCCATGTTGCGCACCATGCAGCGGTCGTTGTCGCTGGGCTCGTATGGCGGCTTAGTTCGCACTGACTACAGTGTATCGCGCCGCTGCCAGCCCTGCAAGTGCTTGATCCCTGGGGCGTAGTCGAGCATCGGCTCGGCAAGACGGATGCCGTAGCGATACGCGCTCGCGCGTCGAAAGCGCTTGACGTGGCAGACGGTGGCGAGAATCACGCGATCAGAGCGCGCCTCCTGGAACACGATCAGTTCGCCCGTCTTGATGCTCTCCAGGCGTCTATCGGGACGCTTACGATCACGCCATTCAGTCCGCTTGCGACCTTCCAGAATTGCGCGAAAGTGGTGGGGATATAGACAGGCAACGTTAATCACATCAATCACTTTAGCGGCTTTTGAGGGGGTCCTATATGGGGAGAATCCCCTATATCGGATTGGAGCGTCCGGGTCGAAATCGCATCGCCCTCTCCCGCCTGGACGGCGGGCGTGTCAGCTAGATCACTACGGACGCGCTTCGGATACGCCTGGCGAATCGTCTCAAGCTTATCACGCATCTCGGCGTCAAGACCGAGCGCGTATCGATGCTTGGGCTCCAGTCGAATGCGCTCACACTGCATTTTGTTGGTTACCGTCACCACCTTACCGCGGCTCATTTTCCAGCCGCTCGCGCTCACCTGTCGGGAGTGATGTATGTTCCCGGCAGTATCACGATACATCGAGTCCGGCGCGCTCTTGCCGATGTACGTCCAGCCGGCACCCTGGTAGATTCCGCCGTGGTGTCCTGTGCTCGGATCGGCATACGTGAGCAGTAATCGCAAGCCCGGCTGGGCACGATGCAGGATTTTACAGGCGATAGAAATAATCCGACTCACCTCAACGCTATGGCTCTTGAGCGCGATTCGTGAAAGCTCTGCCGTTCCGAACGGTCCCGCGCCGAGTCGTTCGCCGATCTTCGCCACGCCGCCAGTGCCACAGCCGAAGATCAAGACGCCCACGAACTGTCCATCCTCCCACACGCCGATCTTTACGAGCTTGCCAACCGGCATTTCAGATCGCGAATACCAATGCTCGCAGGCGTAGCGAGCGGCTTCATGCGAGCACCAATCAAGGCGTAAACTCATGACCGCATTCCGGACATTTGATGGGCTTTTTTTGATCTAACCTGCCCTGCTCGGCTTCGGTACCTGGCTGGAAGTTAGCGCCACGAAGATAACCGTCTACCTGGGTTAGATCGAATCCCGTGATGGTCAGATCGAAGTCGAACGTCTTCAGGTCCGCGAACTCGCTCGCCAGGATGTCGAGATCCCACTCAGCCTCTTGCGCCGTGCGGTTGTCAGCCAGGCGTAGCGCGCGGATCTTTGCCGGCGAGAGATCGGCAGCCACGTGTACTGGGCACTCGGTCAGTCCAATGCTCTTGCCGGCGGCGCGGCGCAGGTGGCCGATGACGATGACGCCCGCGGAATCGACTACGACCGGTTGCCGCCAGCCGAACTCGCGAATGCTGGTGGCCACCTTCTCGACCGCCTTTGGAGACCACTTGCGCGCGTTCTTCGGATAGTCGATTGGACGGTCGATATCCCACATTTCAACGTGGAAGCCCTCGATCTTGCGCTCTTTTGCGGACAATCCGGTAAAATCCTCTCAGCCCGCATCGTAGCACCTTTGACAGATCTAGCGAGCACGCTGTGCTTCATGTGTCCGGTAGAAGCGGGCGATGTACCGCGATAACTCCTCCGGTATCTTGGCGATCATGGCCGAAGCTGCCTTGCGGGAATTGCTGTTGCCGTGGCTCTTGCGCGGATCTTTGCTCCTGTCCCGAATGGCGCTTTTACCGTCCAAGCCTTTCCGGCCTTCAACAAGCCGCGAATCGTCCTTCGTCAACGTCGCCGCTTTCCGCCGCTCATCCAGCGCCTTGTCGAACCATTCCGGCCCGCTGCCCCGCTGCTTGACGCCTTGCGCTACCGCCGCGCTCTGGAACGATCCGCCAGCAATCCCCTTCTCATGCGCGTGGAAGTTGACGCCCGGCACTTTGCGATGCGGCGGGATAATCGGCATCACCGCCGGCACGTCGCCCCACAGATAGAAGCTCCCGAAGTGCCACGCTGCCCGACCAACCCACGGCTGGGCGCCCTTGACGTTTTCCACCACCATCGGCACATGGCGACCGGCCGCGGCGCACGCTTCAGCCTGAATCCGGAAGCACGCGTCGAAGAGATCGTTCGACGGCGGCGGAAGAGCCTTTGCGCGCTTCCAGGGCATCGCCCGGTAAGAATACGCCTGGCAGGGCGGCGAGGCCACAATCATGTCAGCGTGCCGGAATTGCGATCCGTGGAGCGTGAGCACGTCCTGCAGCACCAGTTGCGCCGGATAGCGCGATTCGCCGTACTGATGCCGCTCGATGTCGCACCCGATGCAGTCCCAACCTTCGGCCAGGAATCCGTCAGTCCAGCCGCCGAGACCCGCATACAGGTCAATGCACAGGGGCATGTTTCTCCCGCTCGTGCTCTTCGACTTTGCGCAATGCCTCGGCTACCGTGTTGCCCTCGAATCGCTGCTGGCAGTACTGGCAGTGCATCTGGTAGCGCTCGGTGTCAGCCATTGCGCGCCTGCTGTCGGTCGTAGCCATCGATGGCGGACCCGCGCTCTTTGCGCCCCGCCGTGCCGGTATCGGCGTAACGGAGACCGCGCTTGCACTCGTTGCCCCAGCGTGAGAGGTCCACGCCGCCTGGCCAGAAGTTGAGATCGTACGGAGGTTGGCCGTGAATCGCAATAAATTCGGAGATGATCATGCTTGCGCCTTCGCTTGTGCCTGTTCTGCCGGCGCGGATGCCATTTGCTTTCGCCCGAGACTTCGAAGTTCCAGCGCGTGGAAGTCCCGACCGGTCTGGCAGGTACACCATTCGTCACCCACCTTGCCGAGCCCGTTGCATGCGCTGCAACGTCCATTCGGGTTCTTTGACGGCTCCGGAGGAGACTCTGGAATCGTGATTTCCGTGCCCACAACCTGGTTGATTCGTTTGGCAAACGATGTCAGGAATCCGGCCGGATTCTCCCAGGTATTCGGCACATGCGGACGAAGTCGCTCAATAAATTCAACGCGCGGCACGTCTCGCAGTTCGACCAGTTCCCAGATGCGACGTTCGACATCGGGCGAGATTCGGATGCCGGTTTTCTCTTCATGGATCGCGCGCAGTTCTTCCTCGGGGGATCGCCTGTTTTGTGCTTTTTGTTGTGTTGGTTTTTCATCATCAAACTTCTTAAAAAAAACAACTTTTTCTTCTTTGAGGTTTGATGATGAAACACTACAAGACATTACAGGACATAACATAACAGATCCGCCAACGTCTCCCAACGAAGTGGTGGACGATGGGGGATTACTGGCGGATGATTGGCGGATGATTGGCGGATTCTCTGTATCTGCTTGAATCGAATCGACTTGTTCAAGCCATCCAATTTCAAGCAATCGCGGAATTGCTTCCTCGAACTCGGCGGCCGGCAACCGAGACAGCCTGGCAAGGTTCAAACAGACCCCGCCGGGTCCATCCGGGAGCGTACCGCGCTTTTTCTGCCTGGATGCGATCTCCACGATGGCGTACCAGGACCCGAGATGAGACGCCCCTCGGGGATGATCTACGAGGGTGGTATATCCCAACCCGTCCATCTTGTTCGGTATCGCCACCCAGTCCAACTTCACCAATTTTCGGCTGGCGGCCGTCTCAAAATGCTTGTTCCAATCGCGGACACGAAGTGTCACTGTTCACCTCTCCCAAGGTGAGCCGGGGCCGCGTCGTGGGAGCGACGCGGCGGGTCCGGCCATCCGTTGAAGCTGGTTTGCGGCAGCCTCAAGGAAATCATACCCCGCTTTCGCCGGGGTGTAAAGGCTTTTCGGGCGCCAGATCAAGCACGCCCTGGCTCAATCTTCGAGCAGCGATCTCGCAGTAGCGCCGCCGGCATCCGGCCTCCCGAATGGCTCCCATGATGAGCGTGCGCTCCATCTCTCGGCCCAACTCGACCATGCGCGGCGTCACCTCGGAATGGAGCTCTAGTCGTGGAGGGCGAAAGGCCAAGGCCTCCCGCAGCATCATCTTCTCCCTCCTGTTCGGCTTACTCACGATCCCGTCGCGGTTTACGTCGTATCAGCGATTTATGCCACTTTCGGCGGGACACTGGAGGCGGTGCCGGCGCTTCCGGCAGAGCCCGCCGCGAGCGTGCGTAGTGCTGCGGTACCGGCCCGTAGCCCCCGTGGATCGGCTCCAGGTGCGCCGGCCACTCGCGGTCAATCTCGGGCATCAGATTCGACATACAGTTTCTCCTGTACTGGGATTTCTTCCAATATCGTGATGTAGATCTCAACGCGCGGCTCCGCGCCGTCAAGCATGCGCCGACTGCCGTCCCAGTCGCAAATCTGCCGGTCGTCGCGGATGATGTCGGCCGCCTGGAGCATGTCGCCGACGGCCTCCATCAGGTTTGACAGGTCGGGGCAGTCCAAGCGCATTAGGCCGGACTTCGTTGGCACCAGGTAGAATAGCGCCTCGACGCTGATAGGGTTGATGATCGGAAGCTCCACGCCGGCCGCGCGGAGCCTCTGATTGATGAGCATACACTCTATGACGGCCGCTCTCTCCCACTGCTCGTAGGCGAGAGACGGAAGCACCTTTGGGAACCCGCCGCGTTTTCCGCACACCCGGCACATGGGGCCAATGTTGACGATACGCGGCGAGTTCTTCTTGCTTCGGGGAGCGCCGTGGATTGCGAATCCGGGTACCTCGCGGAGCATCAGTTCACCGTGCTCTTGTTCTCGCGCGGCTTGCGCTTCTGGTGCGTCCCTTCGCCCATTGCGACGGCAGAGGCCAGCGGAGCGAGCGGGGCCGCGGCATCAGGATTGCTGGTTTCCTCGATGTTATCCGTTTCCTCGCTGGTGTCGCGCGCCTGCTCCCGAGAGATCAGCGGCTCTTGTTTGTCCTCCAGGGGCATTTCAGCCTGGTGCTCGTAGTTGACGCGGAGTTGCGCGGTGCTCTTGCCGATGGCCTCGATGTACGCCTCTGCAACGGCCGCCGCGCCGACCGCCGAAGTGACGATCTGGAAGCGCAGCTGATTCTCGAAGCTGTCCTCGCCCACCTTGACGCGCGCGAACTCGAAGTTCGAAATGCCGGTCGAGTCAAGTTGCAACTCGTGCTGCCGGAGTTCCTTGCCATCCGGAGTCAGGATAAAATGGCTCGCTGTTAGATCGCCATCGAGTTTTGCCGAGTCGAAGCCGACCGGCGGTTCGCCCCATTCCAGAGCCTCGCGGACAGGCTCCGAGAAAGCGGCTGTGAAGTTCAACTTGACGTACTTTTGTTTCGACTTATCGTCGTAACGTAAGTCAACAAAGCGGATGTAAGCTCCGCGGAATATCAGTTTCGGCATGTTACTAAGTCTCCTTTTTCACTTACTATCCGACTGCCCATGTCACCACCAGCGCGAGGCAGGCGATAACGGCGATGCACCAGCCCGAGACGGCCGCCGCGTGCTGGCGCCGGATCTCTGTCTCCAGGATCTCGGTGAGCGCCGAGTAAGTCGCCGCGTTGGCGACGATGCTCTCCTCGGCGGTCTCGCGTTTCTGGCGTTCTTCCAGCCAGCGCTGGTGGCATAGCGCGTGCATATCGTCTGGCGATTCGAGTGCTACGCCCATGGCGGCCAGCCAGCGGCGCTCTTCGGGGCTGTTATCCGCCATCGTCCACCTCCGTTCCTGCCGCGATGCGGCCCTTGACCACCTGGCGGTGGAGCGCTTGGAGCACTTCGAGCATGACTACCTGCTCCGGGAGTTCGAGCGCCATGAACTGATCGGACATGGCGGCGATGTTGCTCTTGCGCGGTACGCCCTTGTCGCGGCGTTCCTTCCGCGCGATACCGGTGACAGGGGGAAGCACGTCAACAGTCTTTTGGGGTTCTGCCATAGATTCTCCTTCTGATGCGCTGGAGCTTATCGTCCTCCATCTGTGCCGCATCCTCGATTCCATCCGTATACGCCTTGTCGAGAGCATGATAGATTTTGTGAGCGATGCGACTGTTACCATCTACCGACTTCTGGTCAGGGAACAATTCCCGGTGCAAATCAGCCATCATTT